TTTGAGATAAGGTCGGAAAAACTCTTATAGATATACTATATACTCCATTTTATTTTTAATGGCCATTACGGTTTCAAAAGTATTTAAGGATATTAGTCTATCTTTTAGAAAGCATCCTGTTACTAACGATGTTCTACCAATCAAAAATGAGGATGCGATTAAAAAAGCAGTCCAAAATTTGATTAAGACGAGGATTGGTGAACGTTTTTATGATTCAGACCTTGGTACTACCATAGAATCTAACCTTTTTGAGTTAGCAGGTAAGGAAAGTGCCCTTATTCTGAAGGAAGAGATTAGAACTATCCTTAAAAACTATGAACCCAGGGTCAGATTGAGACGTGTTGATGTTGATGTACCAGATGACATGAACGAACTCAATATTAGGATTAACTATGATATTATTGGGCAAGGATTTGGGAACCAAGAAATAGAGTTTTTACTATCACCAAGTAGACTATAATGACACTTAACCAGTTTACAAACTTAGATTTTGCTGACATAAGGGAGCAAATCAAGGATTACCTTCGTGCAAACAGTAATTTTACTGATTTTGACTTTGAGGGTTCCAATTTCTCTACTCTGATTGATATTTTAGCGTATAACTCATACGTGACGGCATTTAATACCAACATGACCGTCAATGAATCTTTTCTTGACAGTGCAACGTTGCGAGAAAATGTTGTATCCCTTGCTAGAAACATTGGATATGTCCCACGTTCAAGACGAGCATCTCAAGCAAAAATTAGATTTACAGTAAACACCACAGGTTTCCTAGACGTTAAGTCAGTGACCCTTAAAGCAGGTGTTGTTGCTCTTGGTACTATCGAGCAGGGGAACTTTGTTTTCTCCATTCCAGAGGACGTGACAGTCCCTGTAGACTCCACTGGAGTTGCATATTTCAATGAACTCTCTGTTTATGAAGGTAGATACCTGACGAAGAGTTTTGTTGTTGATAATAGTCAACCAAACCAAAAGTTCATCCTACCAAACCCAGCAGTAGACTCAACAACCATTAGAGTCTTTGTGAGTGACCTAACCAATGAAGAATACGTTCAGTACGCAAATATTTTAACAATTAACAGCAAATCAAAGATTTTCCTCATTCAGGAAATCGAAGATGAGAAGTATGAGATTATTTTTGGTGATGATGTCTTTGGTAAGAGACCTACAACTGGAAGTTCTGTTTTTGTAAGTTACATCACTACAGCAGGAAAGAACGGAAACGGTTGTGCAAACTTTAACTTCTCTGGAATTTTAGAAGATAATAACTCAAATAGAATAACCAGTGGTATTTCACCAATCACCACCGTTCAGAGTTCTGAGAACGGTGATGACATCGAGAAGATGGATAGCATTAAATATCTTGCCCCTAGAGTCTACGCATCTCAAAATAGAGCGGTAACGGCAAATGATTATAAAGGTCTTATTCCTACAATTTTTCCTAATGTTGAATCTGTTACTGCTTATGGTGGGGATGAACTCGATCCTCCCGAGTATGGAAAAGTATTCATCTCCATCAAACCCAGACAAGGTAAGTACATTTCAAAGATAACTAAGGAAGAAATTAAGAAGCAACTTAAGAACTACTCTATTGCTGGTATTAAACCAGAAATTGTTGACCTGAAATATCTTTACATTGAACTTAATACTAGTGCTTACTATGACAGAAGCACAATCTCAGATATTACATCACTTAGAAACAAAATTATCAATACTTTAGAAACATACGGAACATCGTATGATTTGAATAACTTTGGTGGAAGATTTAAGTATTCTAAGGTTACTGCACTAATTGATGATGTCAGTAGTGCAATCACATCTAACATCACTAAGGTGAAGATTAGAAGAGACTTACAACCAGTTCTCAACAAACCTGCAACTTATGAACTTTGCTTCGGCAATGCTTTCCACATCAAGAAAAATAATATTGCAGATAATCGAGGATACAATATTAAGACAAGTGGATTTACATTGGATAGCATTGAAGGAACAGTTTACTTCAGTGACGTACCAACTTCAGAAAAGCAAGGAACAATTTTCTTCTTTACACTGAAAGATAATCTCCCCTTCATTGTTAAAAATAATGCAGGAACAGTTTACTATGATAAAGGTGAGATATTAATCGATACAGTTACATTTACTGGTTTTGTTAGTGAGAATGGAATTGAAGTAGAAGCAGTTCCATCATCAAATGATGTCATCGCATTGAAGGATATATACTTAGAGTTAAGTACTGAAAACCTTGTTGTTAACATGGTTGAGGACAAGATTAGTTCTGGTGAGAACACCTCCGCAACTGAATACATTGTAACTTCAAGCTACTTCACGCAAGATTATACAAGATAAGATGTCAGATTTTAACAGAGTAAGGATTCAAAACATTATTGAATCTCAGATTCCAGAATTCCTGAACACTGAGTCACCTCTGTTCATGGAGTTTTTAACTCAGTATTATATTTCGCAAGAGCACCCAACTGGTATTGCAGATCTTGCTGCAAATCTTGACAGACTGAAAGATTTAAAAACTTATAATAATGAATTGTTTCTTACTCAAGCAATTCCAAGTTTGCTGACGACTGAGGCTTATGCTTTCGATCCAACAATCAAAGTATCTCATACTATTGGATTTCCTGAAAGAGATGGTCTTGTAAAAATTGATGATGAAATAATTTACTACAAATATAAGACTGCTAACACCTTTGAAGAATGCGCTCGTGGATTTAGTGGCATTGATACCATCAAAAAATCACTAGATTCTTCTTTCCTTAATTTTTCAGAGACTTCTGCAGAAGAGCATAATTTAGGTACAACAGTACAGAATCTAAGTCTTGTTTTTTATCAAGAATTATTTACAAAGTTTAAGTCCCAGTTCCTTCCTGGATTTGAAAATCGCAATTTTTTACAGAATTTAAAGATAGGAAATATCCTTTCTAGAGCAGTAGATTTCTACTCATCGAAAGGAACTGATCAGTCATATAAAATTTTATTTTTTGCACTATTTGGTGAAGACATCAGTCTAATCAAACCACAAGATTATCAACTCAGACCATCTGATGATAATTTCTTTATTACCCAAAACGTTCTCTTAGAAAAAGTTAGTGGTTCTGACCCTCTCTTTCTTGATGGAAAAACATTATTCCAAGATAACAACGTTGAGCAGGGAACTAGTGGTGCAATTTATTCCGTAGAGTACCGACCTGTTGATGAAAAAGATTTATATGAGGTGTACTTAGATTCAACATCTATCATTTCTGAATTCAAAAGTACCAAGAAAACAAATTTATCAAGAGCAGCATCTGTTGGTGATAATATCCTTTATGTTGATAATACAATTGGATTTCCAGATTCAGGAACTCTAACCACAAAAGATACTTCAGGTCGTTTTCAAACAATATCATTCACTTCGAGAACTAACACTCAACTTAGAGGAGTAACTGGAATTTCTGCTTCTTTAGAAGTTGGTGATGAAGTTTTTGAAACTAACTTCGTATATACATTTGATGATAATGGAGACAAGGTAGAGTTTAGACTCATTAACGTAATTGGTGAAGTCGATACTTCCCAAAGTTCAAACTTAGTTGTTGGAGATAAAATTAGATTATCTTCATTTGGTTCAGAACTTGGTGATGAACCTGAGTTTTCTAACTGGATATACAATGTAAGAACAAATCATCAAATTAAGAGTATATCTCAGTCTGGTTCTAGTACAGGTAATGTTTATCGAGTAGAGTTGTATGATAATGTACTTTTCTACCTAGACCAAGACCTTCTTCTATGGAATCCAGATATTTCCAATGATCCAGAAACACCATGTACTGTAGAGAGCATCATTGGTAAAAATATCATTGAAGTTTCTTGTAATCAAAACGTACTGAATAAAACCGTACTTAAGAAGATTATTATATCTGGTAAGAGTGATGCAAATCACACACCATCAATAAATGATATTCCAGTTGGAGTTCAAAATACTTACATTAGTAAGGATAATAAGAATTTTTATGTAGCAGCATCTGGTGCACCAAATTACACACTATTTGCAAAGCACGAAACAGTAAATACAAGTATTGATCCTAATATTGTTGGTGTAACATCAATATTAAATACTGACAGAGTTCATAAGTTCTATACTGGTGAGCAAATTTATTACAGCCCAGGTGTAAACTCTGGTATTCGTACTGGAATCTACCATGTTACTGCAGTAGGTCCAGTAAAGGATAGTAAAAAGATAAAACTATCACTAAGTAAGAGTGACTTGTATTCTGGAAAGTACGTAGAATTTGACACTGTTACCAACGATAGTTTTGTAAAATTAGATTTTGAAAATAAAACTGTAGAAAATCAGTTACTTCTAAAGAAATTTAATCTTATTAAAGGTGATAGCAGTCTTAAGCAAGTTGCGTCTAGGTCAACAAATAATAGACAAATTGGCATGTTGGTCAACGGTGTTGAGATTTACTCTCCAACACTTTTTGATGAGAACGTTTACTATGGAAAAATTGAATCAATTCAAGTAACTAATCCTGGTAGTGGGTATGATGTAATCAATCCACCAGAACTTGTTATTAGTGATGTGAGTGGAAAAAATGCTAAGGGATATCTTAACATTAGTGGTTCACTAGATTCAGTTAAGATTGTTACTCCAGGAATTGGATATCAAAGAAAACCGAAAATAACTTTGGTTGGTGGAAACGGAGTCGGTGCAGTTGTCGAACCAAACCTAGTAAGACAGAGAATTAATTCTGGATTTAAAGGTGATGGTAGTGGAATTAACCCAGCAACAAATATAATTACTTTCCCTGAAAATCACACCTTTGATGATGGTGAAATAGTCACATATAATGCAAATAGTAATGCAGAAATTCAACCATTAAAGACAAATTCAAACTACTTTGTTGGTGTTTTAAGTCCTACTCAAATCAAACTATATGAGTCGGAAACAAATGCATATAATAGAACTAATGAAATAAATTTATCTGGTATTAGTTCTGGTTTTCACTCATTTACAACTATAAATGCAAAGAACACCATTACTCAACTTTATGTAAAAAATGGTGGTACTGGGTATGCCAATAAAATTACCAGAGTTCCATCAGTAATTGCATTTGATGGTACTACAAATGGTGTAAACACTTTTGACGACTACATTTATGCACATAATCACAGTTTTAAAAACAAAGATATTGTAAGATATTCAACTACAGAGACTCCTATTGGTGGACTATCAACAACCACCGAATATATGGTGACTGTACTAGATGAAGATAAGTTTAAACTATCTGGACTTGGTACTGGTACTCAGCAGATTGATGTAAACTTTACCAATAGAAGATATGTTGGACTATCCTCTCTTGGAATTGGAACACATACATTCTCGTATCCACCAATTCGATTAGAAGTAGAAAGTCTCTCTGGTGTTAGTGCAACCACAGAAATTCAACCACAATTTGAACCAATTGTTCTTGGTTCAATTGAAAGTGTTTTCTTGGAAGATTCTGGTGTTGGGTATGGTGTATCCAACATTATCAATTTCCACAGAAGACCAGATATTCAGATAGCAAATATTCAATCTGAAGCATTATTGAGACCTATTGTTGTAAACGGTTCAATTGTTGATGTTCAGTTCTTGACTTTTGGACGTGGATATGACAAAGGTATTGATATTGTAGTCACTGGTAGGGGAAGTTACGCAGATATTAGACCTGTTGTCGAAAATGGACGCATTGTTGCAGTAAACATTGCAAATGGTGGTATTGGATATAGTAAAGATGATACTGAAATTAGTATTGTTAGAAGAGGCATTGATGCAAGATTCCTCGGAAATGTTACTGAGTGGAAAATTAACCAAGTCGAAAAGAATAAGGAACTTTTAAAGACTTCGGATGAAGGAATTATTGCACCAAGTAAAAATAAAGACCTTGGATTGCAGTTAGTCAATTTCTATACTCCAAAAATCATCAGAAAAACACTAGATGACCATATTGATAGTTCTGATAGAGAAGTAGCAAATAATGTTCATTCTCCAATTATTGGTTGGGCATACGATGGTAATCCAATTTATGGTCCATATGGACAAGTTGGTTCTGATTTCAGAAGAGTTAGGTCCAGTTATGCAAAAAGAGTTGAACCAAATACTCTCCTAAGACCACCTGGTTTCTCAGATGGTTTCTTCCTCCAAGACTATTACTTTGACAGAGCAATTGGTGATTTGGATGAAAATAATGGTAGATTCTGCAAACCACCAGAGTTTCCTGATGGTGTTTATGCATATTTTTCAACAATTGATAATAATGCAATCTCAAACCCAGAGTTCCCATACTTAGTTGGTAATGAGTTTAGAGATTATGTCATTACAGATAACTATGCGACTAATTTCAGTCAAAGTAATCTTGATAACCTCGATGTAATTAGAAATATTGGACCATATTATGTAAATTCTCAGTTCTCTTCATATGATTTAATCAGCAATAATGCTCCAAAATATCTGCAAGAGTTTACCGTTACAAAAACACTTGCTTCGGAAATTGATTCTGTTCAAATTTATGCTCCAGGAACTGGATATAAGGTAAAGGATAACATTGTTTTTGATAATGCAAATACTGATGGTTCTGGTGCTTCTGCTGCTGTTTCCAGAATCAGAGGAAAAGATGTTGCTTCAATTGATGTAGGTATTAGCACATCACATGATGTTTCTTTTGTGACTTCTGGTAAAAGAGTCATTGGAATTGCACGTACTCCACATGGACTATTGACTGGAGAACGTATTGAAGTATCTGCTATTTCTAATTCTACATACGCATCTTCGTTTAATGGAATTAAGAGAATTGCTGTCCCACAAAAAACTGTTGGACTAACAAGTGATATCGACCAACAACCTGTAACTGGAAATGTA